CGATGTAATTGTGAATCCGGTTGCTGTTGCCGTTGCCGTCAAAACCGCATTGCGTGGATGCTCATTCATTATTTCCTGTCCTTCGAAAAGGCAGTAATACCAGTAGCCTGACCAGGCTCCGCTTTTTCCGACGTTTGCCGCTATGCAGAAGTTGCTTGGCTGGAATCCCACGTTTACTGTAACGCTTGTTCCGCTCCCCCACGTGATAGTTCCCATTGCGGTTTGTGAGCCTCCCGCCAGCGTCCCAGTAACCCCGAAAATGCTAATATCTTTTTTGATGTTTTCGGGCACTAGATTAGCATCCCCGGCCACTTTAACCGCCCCACTGGTAAAACTCCCGCTCGCTACGGCGGTCTGCTCCGTGGTCGTAGGCGTTACCGTCTTAGCCGCTTGAATGGGCGCAGTACCAACCACGCGCGCGCCCTTGACGTAGGCGCTCACGCCCAGCTGCATACTTTCGGCGGTCGCGTTTGCATCGTTGGTGTATGTACCGGTTACACCAAAAATGCTTTTCCCCTGCGCGATGTTATCGGCCACAAGATTAGCATCACCTGCGATCTTCTGCGAGCCGCTTAGATACTGCTCAGCGTTGATATACTGGTCGGCGGTTCCGGGCGTGTATGTGGCAGTGTCCTTGCTAGGAATATTGCCCGTAATTTTAGCGCCCTGTGCGTAACCGCTGAAGCCGTCAAGTATATAATCTGCCGTAATAGTTGCGTCGCTGGTGAACGTGCCGGTTACGCCGTCAATGGTTACGCCGTCCTTGATGTTAGCAGGTAACAAGTTGGGGTCAGGCGTGGGGGTGGAACCGGGGTCGAGTGTGCCGACCACGCCCCAAATAGATACATCTTTGCGGATATTGGAGGGGATGAAGTTATCCTCTTTGGGAATAATCCGCGCTCCGGTTGTGTAGACGTTGCCCGCCACGGCGATTTGCCCAGCGGCCTTAGGCACAATCTGTTTGCCCTCTACGCTCGGGATTGTGCCCGTAATTTTGCCGTCTGCGCCGTATGCGGTTTTACCCTTGAGGATATCGGCAGGCGTGGCGGTCGCGTCGCTTGTGTCCGCGCCAGCACCAACAGCGGGGAAGTTATTGAAAATGCTCATCCTTTACACCTCCTACCAAACAAGCGCAATGACGGGAATGGGAATGGTCGGCTTAATGCCTTGCATGCAGGCGATGGATACGGTCGCGGCAGGCTTACCGGGGAACGTTAGCGCCGTGGCGCTCAGGCCAGCTTTCGCGGCGCTCTGATACTCGGCCTGTGTGACCGCGCCCAGTCCAACCATGATGCGGTCAGTAGCGGCGACGTTGGGAACGGGAATCTGCGCAGTGTATAGCTGCGTGGTCGCGTTGAGGATCCAGTCCGCAACTTCGATTGTATGCGGGTATTCGTCCGGTTTTAGCTCAGGGCGCAGTGTGTTAATTGCGTTTTGTGTGGCTGCTTCCGTCGCGGCTGCGGTCGCTGCTACGGTTGCCGCCTGTGTCGCGGCCTTGGTTGCTTCTTCCGTCGCGGTCGGGATTGCCAACTGCGCGGCCTGCGGCGCTGCAATCTTTGCGGCTGCGGTTGCAGCGTTGGCTGTAATTTCGTCCTGTTTGCTGCTCAGCTTGTTTGGAATCTGGTTCACCTGCTCCAGAATCCAGTCTAGATTGAGGTCATGATAGTTGCTATAGGGGAAGTTCTCAAAAATCGGGCACATGGCAGAATCCCTCCCTTAATAAATCAGCAGGCAGAACCGTTTGCGAAACGCCTGCGTGATATAGTCGTAGATGTTAAACTTGTCCCACAATGCAATTTCGCTCTCGATCATCTGCTGAGATGTGGTCACGCCGATGTTACCATGGACATGGCCAGTCCGGTTAAGGTCGCGCGTCTCAGTCTGGTCATTGGAGCCCGTGCCGTTGCTTGTGCCACTGGCCGTGTTTTTGCCGGAGGTATCGGTCGTGCCGGATGTGATCTGGTTAGACTTGGGGACATTCGTGGCGCTGTTAAACCCCCACACGTTTTCCTGCACCTGTACTTGAGGTTTCGTGCTTCCGGTCGTGTCCTGCGTTTCCGTGTAGGTGTTACCCGTTGTGGTCGAGCTAGTGTTGCCCACTGTGCCAGTATCATCCCATTCTTCGTGTCGGTCATAGTTTTCGATTGGGTCATACTGTAGCTTGTAAATTGCCGCCAGCTTTGTCCAGTTCTCTACGTTGGCGGCGCTCCACATAGAGATAGCGTCCTTCATTGCCGGAGCGGACGGGTAGATAATTTCGAGTTCCGCCGTGTCCATCAAAATCTGGTTGGTTAGCGTCGTTTTGTTGACGCTCTCAGGCAGGCTGAAAGAATCAAACAGACTAGGGTCTGTTCTGTACAGTCCCAGCAGACTGACGGTTGCCATCCTCGTTCCCTCCCTCCACGTGCTGCGGGCGGTAGCGCCATTCAACACTCATATCCAGCCCGAACATTTTGTTTGCGCGTTCGCAACTATCCTTGAGTTCTTCCAGCCACAAGTCAACTTTGCTAGCGGTTTCAACTGCATTGATAGTCACTTCGTCGGCCAGCATGCGCTCTTTCTTTTCCGTGTTGGTGTTAGGGATACCAATTTCCGTGTCGAACATGTTCTGAATACGTCGGAAGTCAGAAAGTAGTTTGTCACTGATGTAGTTCTGCCCTACGTTCTGAGTGAACGTCTGCCATGTAGGGCTGCCGTCATCGTTGAACAGGCTCTTATCCACAACCGCGCACACCTCGCCAGAAGCCACACGGTCATAGAGCTTTTTGAAGGTTTCCGCGCTTGCCTTGTTGCCAGCCGCGAATACATAGGCCATATGAGTATTGACAAGGTTAACGCTGGTGCTCTCAGCAGTCAGCGCGAGCAAGTCCCCGTAGTAGTCCACAAGCCCCATTACGTTACCATAGTCAGGCTGCAACTTAATTAGCGTACATTCCTTGCCAATTTTTGGCTGCAAGGTTCCGCGCAGAAGCGGGTTCGCGATAATGGCGTTTGTCGGCTGGTAAAATACGTCGTATCCGCTCAGGCCGCAAGCCTGCGGGATAACGCCGAACTTGTCCGTATTGACGATAGCGACGTAGCCCCAGCAATATAGCGAATAGAGGAAATAATCCTTGCTCCACGTCTCCGGAAGTTTCCACTTAAACACGGAGATAGCGCGCTGCAACAGATAACGCTTGAAGAACATGGACAATCCGGTATTGTGGATATGAACGGTTGACGGTTTAACAGTGCTGTTTTGCTTGTTGATATAGTCATAATAATACGGGGCGCTCATGGTTTCAACCTCCTCCCCTGTTCGGAGATTTTGAAAAGTAGCCATATGGGTATATCCATAGGCGCGGGCGGTGTCGTGCCGCCCAGATACTCATACCAGTATTGTGCAGGTTTTACGCGCGTACTCGCGTTGCTGCCACGCTCATAGTTGTAGAAAAACGCTTTTGCCATCCATTCAATTGTTTGGTCTGACGTATGTAAATATTCGGTGAAAGTAAGGTTATATGTTTTCGTCGCTATCCACTGCTCATTGTTTGCTATCTCATACTCAAGGCGTGCGATAGCGCTATCATATGCGGGCGGGTCGTAGTTATTCGCGTCACACCAGTCCCCATATTTCCAATAGGGTGTCCATTGCACCAGCCCATATCCTTGCTTGCGCTTGGTCATGCCACTGGAAACCGCCTGCCACTTTCCGGGGCAAATATGGCTTTCTCGCGTCATGTTGCCTAGCATGCCCGAAATTGCTTCGAGTGTGTAGCCCTTTGCATGCCCCCATGCCCAGAGATACTCTGCGTTTCGCTTTTGCTGGTCGCTGTAATCCGTAATGTACTGGTTTCCCGTCCAGTATTTACCGTATTTTCCGGTTTCCTCTCGCAGGTCTTCCAGCGGATGGACTATAGCGGGGCCATCGGGGTCGCTTGGCTTCGTCCACTCACTCAAAATAGAACCCTCCTGAAAGATAGTTGTTAATCATCTGGTTTTCTTCTTCCGTCCCCTCGCAACTAAATCCGGGATTGCCGCATTTGACATAGCCGGGAACCGTAGAGATCGGAAGGAATTTGCAGGACGGTCTGCCGAAATTTGTGTAGTTAATCTCTGTCTGCGTCTGGTATTCCAGTCTGAGATATGCGTTACGGTTGTATTGCGTCATGCCGTCCGGAGAACCGCCAGAGGTGGAGACGCTAGCATTGTAGCCCTGCACGCCGTCCGCGATACCTGAGAAAATGGAAGAGATATTCGGGTCTCCGTTTTTGTTAAACCAGCCCGCTACGGCGTTAGCGGCTGCGGAGCCCAGAATTTTCGCGCCGGTGGATTTCCAGTCTTTTCCATCCGTCACAATCTGCGACATGGGAATATCAAAACCAACGTTCCCCTGTCTGCTGAAAGCAACGGAGAAAGTTCCATCAGAATGGTAGTAAAGAAGTTCCAGCGAGCTATCTCCGGTCACAATGTCACTCACAATGCGCAAGCTGAGATTGTCCATATTATAGAGGACACCAGTGTCGAGTTCAAACTCGCCCCACGGCGGGACGTAAAGGAAATAGCGCGAGAATGGGGCTTTTTTCATGTACGGCCTGCTTTCTGCGAGCGGGTGTTTCGGAACGCGAATGGTAAAGGTCTTCGTCCATGTGCCGCCTGTAGGGAATTTTATCACGCCGATATTATACTCCCACCAGCCGATTTTAACGGAGCTGGCGACGGTTCCCGGAACGGAGTAAGGAACCCAGCGGCAGGATGCTATATACTGTGACGGGTTGAAAAGAGTTTTGGCAAGCTGGTTTGAAATACCCAGTTCGTCCACGGTTCCCAGATAATCTGTGTTCCCCATGAGCGCGTTCATTAATTGCTGCATGGTTCCGTTGCCGCCCGCATAATAGTTGACGCTTCCCTGTGTGCGTGTGGTTAAATCGAGTGGGGCGACGAAACCCATTATATAGCGCTGTTCCGTTTGCGTCGACCCTTCGGGAATCCACGGGCTTGTGATGCTTGCGCTATCAATCTCCACGCCCCCCGATACGGGCCACATACTATCTACAATTCCTGTATCATATCCGTTTGAGCTTGCGCAACGTGCAATATATGCAGAGTGATTTCCGATTTCGCTTTTAAAGCTGCCCAGAACGTCAACCGCCATGCTAGCCCACCAGAGTCCGTCTGTATACTGCCAGTCTTTTATAAAATAGAAACGATAGAAGGGCGCGTTTACAAGCGCGTAGTTCGGCATGCGGTTACCAAACTGCGTCGTAACATTCGTGCCGCTTGTGCCAAAATCGAAACCAATAACAGGGGCGAGAATGGAAGTCTCGTCCCTGAGCGTACCGGAAAGTATAACAGGCGTGTTACTATCAGCAGGGGCCGCCGTGCTGTTAGGGCGCTTGCTAAATTTCCAGAGTGACACAAGTACGTCTGCCATTCTCGCCCACCTCCTAATTTAATCGAGAAGCAACACGATACCGTTCTCCGTGAAGTCGTTCCACCAGCGGTAAGTGGAGTTCCACCAGAGGTTAGTGTACAGTCCGCGCGCGTTGATTGGGGTCGCGGTCAGGCTGTTATTGATCATGGTCACGCCAACAGCTTCCTCGTCAAAAATCACGCCAAACAGTTTGTCGGTCGTGGTCGGCGCGTCGCCGGTTTCCTTCTTGCTGTTTACCGCAATCGTGCCGTCGGGCTTGAGATAGGATTCGTAGACGCTGATCTTGGTCGGGTTGTCGATATCCTGCCAGTAGTTAACCGTCTCAACGTCCGCCATCCGGAGATAGTTGTCGTGGTATGTATCGGCGAGTACCTGCGCTTCGCTCTGGTAGCGGTTCTGCGCGGTAAGATAGATTTTCTGCTGCGCATACGGGGTATGGCGCATAATGAGCTTGTTCTGCCCGCCGATATTCAGGTTAGTGTGGAACTTGATGGAGCGTTCGGTCATCATGGCGCACAGGCCAGCGATACGAGAGTACACCCACTGCATAAACGGCTTAAAGTTGTCGGGCGTGTAGACGGTCTGCGCGGTCAGTTTGAGACCGGTCAGCGCGTTATATTCGGTCAGCAGGTGGATTACGTTGGACGTATCACCCGCGATCTTACCGCCGATGAAGTTCACAAGCGCCATACGCGCCATGCTCTCGTTTTCCTGCTCATGCTTGTTGGTGAGTTCGGTCATAAGACCGGAAATAAACCGGCCAAACTCTTCCGGGCCGCTGAAAGCGGTGTCAAGCTGCTCGGTGTAGCGGGTAATATAGTCCTGCCACGTGCCGCCGCCATAAAAGTTCGTCTGCACAACTTCGGGCTTGCGAACGATATACTGATCTTCGCTCTGCCCCTCCGTCAGCTGAAGCACGCGACTCTCCACGGTCGGCTTGTCAATATAATTGATCTTGCGGACGTGGTTGCCATAGCGGATAGAGTCCGCCATGAGTCCCTTAAACTTGGCGCTGTAGGGGCGCACAGCAAACAGCGTGCGTGAAAGCACCTGCGAAATCGCGGTCATGAGCGGGTCATAGCCCTTCTCAAGGCCATACTTTGCAACCGTGATAAAGCTCGCGGTATCCGTCGCGGCCAGGTCTGCCGCGCCCGTCGCCTGCTGTACGACGGAGTTGAGGACGGTACAAACCTGATCAATGCTGAGAGTGTTTGCCATTGCAATCTACCTTCCTTTCATTTCAGCCCTGCGCGGGCGGGTTGGGCGCGATGATCTGCGCCAGCACGTCATTAACGGTCGGCTGCTGCGGCTGCTGTGCGCCCAGAAGAGCGTTCGCCTGAACCGCCGTGGTCAGTCCGGCAAGGCCACGCATAACATCATCAAGCGTCGCGGTCGGAGCGGGAACCTGCACCGGAGCCTGCACCGGAGCCTGCACCGGAGCCTGTGCCTGCACGCTGTACAATGCGTTAATCTGTTCGCTTGTATAGCCAGCGCGTGCCAGAGTGAGGATATCATCGATAGTCATTTCTTAAGCACCTCCGTTAAAATTTCGACATATGCAAGTATTTTTTCGAGCATTTCGCGGTCTGTCAATCCGTCGGTGTGATAGTCCACATCTTTGAGCAGTCCGACATGTGTCCATCGCTTATCGTCGCCGTGCGCCTGCTGTACTCCGCCGGTTGTGCTGTGCATTGCGCCGTATCCCTCGCCTGTGAAAATGCCTACGTGGCAGGCGTTACCGTCCTTATCGTTATAGCCGCGCTTTTTCTCGCCGCCGTCACTTTTGACGGTAAAAAGCAATGCGCCGCGCGGGATACAGCCGTATTTTACAAGGGCTTCAGTGTAGGAGCCGCGCCATTTCAGCGCTTCCCTCCACATGTGGTTGGAACCGCGCCAGTTGCGGGACACTCCGCAGTCATGCAGCACCTTTTCCACAAACGCCTGACAATCCAATTCCTTATAGGGAATGTGACTGTCTCGGTAGGTGTAGGCCTGCTCGGCGAACTTGATGCAGTCTATCATTCTTTTTTCACCAGCTCTAGCAGGGAATTCATCGCCTGCGTGTTGTTGTTCAGCGCTTCCACCCACTGGCGGTTCTCTTCTTTGTGGTCTTCCCGTTCCTTGTTCCAAAAGTAGAACATAGCGCAAACACACGCAATCGGAAAGCCCACATTCGAAATCAGCTGCACAATCAGATTAACCGTTTCTTCCACGTTCCAGCCCTCCTAAATATAAAGATATGAGCCGTTTCTTGCGCTGTGCAGGCGCATGTCCACCCTTCCGGGGCTGCACGTGGACAACGGCTCAATTACATTATACAGTCTTAAGGTAATTTGTCAAGTATTTTTGACAAGAATATGACTCAAAATATAACTTTCCTTCGAGATAGGCAATGCGGAGCCACGCCTGTTCTTTTTGGAATTGTGCGCAACCATAAGGCGTTGCATCATATGCGCGCGGAGAACCGCTGCGATGGGTGGAAACGTAATACTCCTGAGCGGATTTATGTTTATATATGGTAATCTCACCCACACTGCACAATGGGCGATATTGTTTCAAGTCCTTCGACACAATATTGATGGGGTGATCTTGGGTGAAGTCGTTAGCCAACGCCATATCTGCGAATTGGGTGCCCGCCGTCAAACGGTAAAGCGCCGTTTCCCGCTTGGCGTGGCTGATAGGGCTATCCGTCAGCAGGATAACCGCGCAACCGCGCTTGTGGTCAATGTACTCGCTGCGTCCCTTCTGGCGCATGCGCTCCACCTTGTCCACAAGGCCGAGCTCCATAAAAATGGGGTTTGCAAGGTCGTTCGCGTTGGACAAGCATAGCATGATTAACGGTTTCTGCCCCTTCATTTCGCGGTTACGATTGATAGTTTCGTACGCGTTAAACAGTGCAGCCGCTTCGTTTTTAATAGGACGTTCGTGGCGCTCGGGAATAAACTCGTCATAGACCAGCAAGCGGACGTTCGACGCATCAAAACCGCGCATATTTGATATTGTTGACAAGGCGCAGGAGTAGCCCAGCGGAGCGCCAACGGGCTTCCACTTATCGTCACTATCCTGCACCATGTGATAAAAACCCGCGGAGTATTTCGACACGGCAACGGAGCCAATGTATATATCGCGGTCATCATTGATAGACTTAAATGGCGAAAACTCCGGACGGCTCACCATGTCCGATTGCGCCTGCGTCCGCCGCATGTACATAAACGGGGTCTGAGTATCCAGCACGTAGGATAGCGCGCCGTATGTCTTTCCAGTTCCGCGCCCGCCCACCAGAAAGACCGTGAAACAGCCTTGCCGTTCGCAGTAGTCCAGAATCGCGGGGATATCCGCCCATCCGTCAACATTATACAGCTTCATTTCATACCTCCCATTGTTTCACGTGAAACATAAAAGAAAAGCGCCCATGAAGGGCGCTGTTCGGTTTAGCGTTCCACGTAGTCGCAAGTGATGAACGGCCGTCCCTTCTTGCTGGTCGCAGACACAACCTTGATAGCGTCTACGGATTCAAAGAAAGCGGTCATACTCTCAAAGCTGCGGCGGAAGGTCGGAGAATTGGTGGCGTACATTTCGCCTTCGGTCGTGCGTACGGTCACAATCGTGGAGATTTCCCCGTCAGGCTTCTCGTCCTCAAAGATGAGCCAGCCCGCAAGATCAAGCGTCTGTCCGGCCACGTCGCGCATGCGCTTAATGTCGTTTCCGTTGGCCATCTGGTAGAGTTCCTGCGGCTTGAGGTTGTTAGACTTGGCAATAACTTTCATGGTTTAATCTCCCTTTTCTTTAATTGGTCGTTGAGTTAGTCGAGTGTCGTGCGGCGCACGGGAGGAGGCTATAACTTCCGTACGTCACGGGAGACAGGCAGCCGGTAGGCGCTGCTCAATGTTCCTACCTGCATGCCACGCTTGGGATGCTTTGCGTTACGGGTATATTATATACCATGCTGCGCAGCATGTCAACCCATGCAGTAACATTTTTCCAAAATTCTTCGGTATTCGTCTGTAATGCCCAGCGAATAGGTGCTATCGCGGAGAAGGACGTTCGTTCCTACGTAAAGCTCATGCCCGTCGATATTAACGTATCCGTATGGCTCATCGTTGTATACGCTCTCCATACCGCCAGCTTCGCGGAAAATGAATCCCTCGTTGAACGCATCTAAACCGCCGAACCGCTCCAGTTCTTTCCCACCCAGCCGTTTATTCACGCCTGCCACGGTGATATAGGTCTTTCCGTCCTGCTCAAAGGCGTATTTCTTCGCGCCCAGCGTCTTGAACCGTTGATCTGTCTTTTCCTGCTCATACACACCCATATAGTGACGCTCTCCGCTCGGATCATCTGCAAAGGCGCCGTTCGCTGTGCTGTCCTTGATGCGCTTGGCGTTGTATGGATTCCAGTCAATATGCTGCACATACTTGACACAATCCGTATCGCAATAAACAAAATTATCGCCAGCCAGCTTTATACCCTCTTCCAGCCGGTAGCGCGCCCACGCTGTAACCCAGCAGCCCCACTGATACGCCAGAAATGCTCGGCGGTTCGATTCCTTCAGACGCTCGGCCAGCGGTGTATCATCTTTAACATAATCGTTATCCTTAAACAGTATAGTTTCCTTGGCCGGGTTCTGCGCCATCATTCCATAAATGGAATTGAGCTTATTCTTGCTTTTCATATAGTATATTTCTTGCCCTTCCACGTTCTTAAGTTCGGTCTTTTTCCGATAGTAGTTAATCGTTTCTTCCACCAGAGGACGCGGGAGTTTGCCATAGCGGGCAAATGCCACGTCGAACGCCTTAAAGTTGTCAAAATCGTATTCATCTAGCAGAATTCGCAGGTCTACATCTGTAATTGTAGTTTCACAGTATTTACACTCCAATATGCGTCCGTTGTCGTAGGTCGGCTCTATAATCTTCCGGCACTTATCCCGCGCCAGATAAGGCGCGCCCCAGTACGGGTCACGGAGCCGCACGCCCCAGAGCGCCACACGCATGACAACAGCCTTATCCAGCACATTGATATACCTGTCAAGTTCCTTCAAAGTCGCCTCGCCCTTGTAGTAAAATCGGGACATGGGAAATTCGCAATTTACTTGTGTGTCGGGGTAGCTGCTTGAACGATCTGCGCTAGCCACGTCAGTAATAATGCGCCCAGCATAATAGCGGTTTGCGTGGGTGTTCCCGCCGCGAAAGGCTTCGCGGAGGAGAATAAACGTTTTCTCATCTGGCAGAATGGACGGCACCAACGTATGACTTACCTGTTTCATGGCGCGCTTAGCATCTCGACGCACGTAACCGGTTGACGTTAACGGGATGGTTATCAGCGTATCGCCATCGACTTCCATTTCCTTTTTAAGAGCTTCCACAAGGCCGCGCACGTCATGGATACAGTACGCTATCTGCTCATCCGTTAATGGTGTCCATGGATAGCGCGTTTCGCGATAGTCAAAATCTTGGCCAGATAGTTTAACATGCCGCACGCCCATTTTCTTGGTGTACTCCGCAAGGCTCATGTTACTATGTATGTAACTGCAACGGTAGAGGATTTTCCCGTCATACATAGAGCAATACAGTATTTTTCGGCTGTCCATGCAGAAAACTTCGTCGGGCTGAAATGGGTAAATACCACGTAAAAACTGGAACTCAAACGAGAGATTGTGTACGTAAAAGACAATACTCTCGTTCTCGCCCAGCAAGTCACACACGCGCGCCAGCAATTGCCGGTATTCGTCCCACGTCCTTCCAATGATCGTGCCTATATCGTCCACTTGCAGCTGCCAAATATACATGCTCGCCTGTTCAATATCCGGGAGGTTGGACGTTTCTATATCAAATGCGCAAACAAGGTCTTTCAGATCACGTTTACTCTTTCCGCCATTGTTTCCGCGCTTGCGCTTTACATGCTTCGCCTGCGCTATCAGCTCAAACGGAAATGTGTCCACGGTGTAAACGCTATCCATGTTATTTCTTCCTTGCTAGCAATTTGCGCAGCCGTTTCGAATCGCCGCCAGCCTGCGCCGCTGGAATATCTTCTATTTCGTCCAAATGCTGGACGAAAAAACTAAAATCCTTCTCAACCTGTTCAGTGGGAATCTGCAAACGCTCGGATTCGTTCCAGACGCGGGCAATAACATCAGATTCCAGGACGTTACCCATCACCTCAGCGCGATGTTTTTCCATAAATGCACCGAACTGAGCAAGGTTCGCTTCTGTCACAAATTCGTATCCGTACCTGTGCAGGCGGGCAAGCGTGGCCTTTTCGTAGTTCTTAATACCCGAGACGGTGCCCGTTTTCAGCGTCAGCACGTAGGACAAGCCTGTTAGATGATAGGCTAGCGCGCGCTGACGCTGGTTCTCGCCCGCGGGTGTTGACGGGTACCGCGGCATGTCCTTCAAACGGACAAGCTGCGCCTTAAGCAGTTTGGCCGATTCGCGTTCCGCATAACCAGCAGCAACAAGGCGGTTATAGCGCTTCATTCCAATGGCTAACAAGCGGCTATACTCGCTTCTTACCTGCTGCTCGGTCAGTAGTCCGCGCTGTATCGCTTGCGGTACATACACGTCCTCGGGATATGTTAGCAGTTGCTTTTTTGCAGCCATAAGGGCACACCTCCGCAAGATGATTGATAATTACAACGCTGTACAGATCGGGCATTTGCTTCGCGCCTTCGCGCGCTACGTCAATGATAGCGCGCAGAAGCTCGGAACGGCTTATATAGAGATCGTGAGCATAATCGTCAACCCACTCGGCAACCTCGCGGGAGACAGCCACACTCAGACGGTTATCACCGTCAAGAAAGGGCTTCCGTGCCATCTAACGCCACCTCCCCAAAATACTTCCAGCCGTGCATTTTGCCCGCGCGCTGAGCCTTCTTGATTGCAAGGTTCTTGTCGCGGGACGGGCGGCAGATGCGTTCCACGTTGGCCGCTGTAGCCTTGACAGCAGAGCGAGCGTAGCGGGATTCGATTCCGATATTGTACGCCCACGGTTCGCCCTGATGGTTGCAAGCGGCAAACGCATACCATTCCCGACCGATTTTCGCAATAAATGTCTTCATATGATTTTCACCCCCAATTTATCAGCTGCACGAAAAACAAGTTTGGTGTGCTGTTCTTCATCGGTCACAAAAGCTTGCTCGTTGTTCAGACCCGCAAGGTTTACAAGCTCGTCCGCAATTTTCATGTTCCATGTATCGGAGCAGCGGAGCAGGCGCGCGAGTTCTTGCGCGTAGAGTTGGCGGTAGTAGTCATCCATTGGATTCACCTCCATCAATTTGATAAGAAAAGTATAACATATATTTATCGCAAAGTCAAGAGAAAAGGTTGACAGGCGGGAAGTTTTATGGTAATATAATCGTGGTGATGTGGATGGATTTGTTGCTCAGGCTTTTCAGGTTCGGCAAATTAGCGGAAGACCGCTGGAGCGCCTGTTTCCCCAAGAGCCCGCAGGCTTGCCGCCGAGAAAGGCGTTGACACCGCCCAGGTGGCCGGCTCCGGCCCTCACGGACGCATCATCGAGCGTGATGTGGTCGCCGCCGAAGGCGCGCCTAAGTCCGGCCTTGCCAAGGCCATGATGGCCGCCGGAGGTCTTCAGGCACCGGCAGCCGGCACCGGCATCGGAGGCATGGTCAAGGGTTCCGATCTCAAGACATGGAAGCCGAGCCACACGGAGAATCTTGCCGGAGAAGGTGAGGAGTTCACTGTAGAGAAGATGTCCAACATGCGCAAGCTTATCGCTAAGTCGATGTACAACTCTCTCCAGAACACCGCCCAGCTCACACACATGCTCGGCGCTGACGCCCGCCGCATCCAGGCTCTCCGCAAGAAGGCCAAGAAGGCGCTGGAGGAAGGAAGGATCGATGCCAACATCACGATCAACGACTTCGTCTGCTACGCTGTGATCAAGGCCCTCAAGAAATTCCCTAAGGTCAACTCCCATTGTCTGGGCGATGCCATGAGGTTGTTCAATGTCGTCAATCTCGGCTGCGCTGTAGACACTGAGAGGGGATTGATGGTTCCTTGCGTGAAACGCGCCGAGGATCTTAACATCGTGGGCCTGAGCAAGGCTCTCAAGAGGGTTGCCGAGGACTGCAAGAAGGGGTCGATCAACCCTGACCTGCTCTCCGCCGAGGGCGCGTCCTTCACGGTCTCCAACCTCGGAGGCTTCGGCGTGGAGTGGTTCACTCCTGTCATCAACGTGCCTCAGAGCGCCATCCTCGGTGTCGGCACGATTGTCCCTCGTCCGAAGGATCTGGGAGCCGGAGTCTATGCGTTTG